TGGAATACTTTGATACCACAGAAGAAAGTTAAATCACTAACATCTAAGATGTTTGGATCAGCAACTTCTAACATTCCTGTTAACTGTGCGTATGCAGTAGATCCTGTAATTGGAGTTGCAGAAGCACCAGTTGCTACAACTACATTAGCAGTAGAACCACTAATTAGTTTGTGAAAACCATCAGCTTCTGGCTCAACAGAAGATCCAGCGAACTGAGATCCTGATACTGCGTTCCAAATAAAGTTATCATTGTCTTGTTGTGCCTTAGCTACTAATTCAGTAGTTAGGTCATTTAATAAACTGAAAGTCTCTTCGTAAGATCCTTCAGGTAAAGCAGATATACCTAGGTATTTCTGAGTAAGCGTTTGAAGATTCCAAGCATCGTAAGCTGTTCTCTTCGTAACAGTAATGTTTCTTTGAGTAAATATTGCTGAACCACTTGGAGTAGTTACTGCATCACCACCTTGAAAATAAGGTATAACAGCAACCTTGTTCAAAGGCTCTTGATATTTAATCCCTTCTTGAATACTTACATACTCGGCAGTGTTGCCTTTGTAAATAGTTTGAAGTAAAACTTTACCTGCTACTTCGTTGTTAAAGTCTGCTAATACAGCTACATTTAATCCCATAATAGTTTAAGTTTAATTTTAATTATTTGTTAGACATTCTCTTCAACATTGCGTTGTAGCGTTTGTCTGCTTTTGTTGTGCCTTCCGCTCTGGAAAACTTGATTGCTGGAACAGTCTTATCAGCTGCTGGTTCTGAACTAAATGAAGACATTTTTTCTTCCATGGATTTCATTTTGTCATCCATAGACTTCATTTTGTCTTTTAATTCTTCTACTTTCGCCTCAACTACTTCTCCAATTACTTCGATAACGTCTTCTAGCTTAAATCCGCCTGCGTTAATTAAGTCTTGCTTCTCGTCTTTAATTCCGTCTAGATATCCTTCCTCTTCAGCATCAGTTCTAGCGTCCATTTCATCTTCTTTAGATGCGAATGCTCCTTCGTCTGATTTATCACCTTTCTTAATTAAATCTTTAGCTTGTGGATCTTTGTCTTCTTCAACCATCTTATCTTCTTTAAGATCAGCTGAACCTTCACCTTTAGCGTCTGGATATTTAAGACCCGTGATTTTAGAGTCTCTGTCTAGAATAAATTGGATACCAGATGTTGATACGTGCTCTCCTTCAGGTGCTTTAACCATATTACCATCTTTGTCCTCTATAAATAGAGTTTGTCCGATAGCAAATTTGCCAGCCTCTTCGTTAGATACTTTTGAACCATCTTCTAGTTCCGCTTTATCGAATTTTTCAACGTTTGCTTCGACTAAATTAAAGTGTTGTTTTACTAACTCTTTTAATTCATTTTTAGTCATAGTAAATGTTTTTGAAAAAAATTATTGATGAGGCTACTTGCCTCATTTCGTTAATCATAAATATCCGTATTATTTCACTTCTTTTACAAAATCTGTTGGCTTCTGTTGATATTCTATTTATATTGAATACGTATAATATGAACAAATAAAAATATACAATATGAGAACATTTTACAACAAACAAGATTCATGGCCTAAAATATGTACGGCATGTGCTAAACGTGGAGAAGAAACAACCCTTAATCCTGGTGTCAACACCTATCTATCAATGTTTAAACGTGGTATTTACAAATGTAAAACCTGTAAAGCTAAACAATCTAAAATCGAACATGAGGCTAAATGGAAATTGCCTTTGTTTAGAGATAAAAAAGCTGAATATATAAAAGAGTATCAAAGAGAGACTGATGCTGGTGTGTATGCTGTTTATGATAAATTAGATATTATTTACATTGGTCAATCTGCTATACCAGAACAACGTCGTGTAAACCATTTTTCTAAGCACATTAAACCTATGGATAAGTGGCAACCTAAAATCTCTTATGATTTAGCTACAGGTAAGTTAGATAGAAAACATTTATCATTTGATATGATTGAGTATGTTGATGATAAAGATGAACGTATAATAAGAGAAAAATACCATTTAGAACAACATAAACTAGCATTTGGGGATTATCCTAAATACAATTCATATTCTACAGATAGAAAACGTGGACATATAATAGATAAAAGAAAGGATAGCTAACGAGGTTCCGTTACGTGCTATCCCTTCCTAAAAGAAAAAATATATAAAAATATATACAATAATACAATAGAATCAATGGACTAATTCATGTTGTATGAGTATAAATATATTATTTATCTTCCCATTGCTGAAGACAAATGACGAATCGTTGTTTGCCATCTGGGAATTCTTTACGCATTATATCTGATGTAACACATCTAGATAAAAAATCGTCTTTCTTTTCGGTTGGTTTAGGATTTGGTAAAGGCATATTCTTGTTTATTTGCTAAAATTGTTTTATCGTTAAAAATACCTTCAACACTAAAGCCTTTTACTGCTCCTGTCTTGATGTATTTGTCCCATATTTCTTCGTTGTTTACTTTATAAACTCCGAACCAACTACCTTTAGGTAAATTGTATCCGTATGAGTTAGATTTGTCATTTTTCTCATCTGCTACTAGCCATGATTCTACTAATGTTAAATCAGCTACTTTTCTATCTGCATCATGTTCTATGTTTACAGAATCGATTAACTTATTCTCCATTAATTTATATGATAGTTTTTTAATACCTGCAGAATCAAAGAATACATAATATTTTTCTCCTTCCTCATCAAATCGAGGTATTAATTTATCTGGTACCATAAGTGGTCCTGCTAATTCCATTTTTTCACCAACCGCACTAAACTCAAATTGACCTTCAGGTATGCCTGCTTCAATTTCAGCTTGTGTTCTTGCTTTAGGATTTGTTTGACCAGCACCTTGTGCTCTAGGTCCTCCTAATAATTCTTCTAGGATCGGGTTTTTGGCAGATCGTTTATTGTTGGTATCATTCCTTTTAAAGAATTTTTGTTGCCAACTATGTCTACAATTGAAACTGCCTTTGTATACGAATATATCGTATGTACTAAATTCTTCATTAGCACCAAATAATGACATATTGTTTATGTCTTCTAATCTGTATAATAAATCTAAATTTAATACTTGTCTACAGAACGTTCTATTTTTAGAATCTCTAGGTCCTGAGTATTTGTATAATACTTTAAATTGCGATGTATCTTGTAATGATCCTTTATCTGGATTTGAATCACTACGTTTTACAGCAAATTCAGCGTATAAGCTGTTGTTAAATTCATCCTCACTAATTTCTAACCACGTGTCATCAATCAATGATGCTTCTGTTTTACCCACGGATTTTAAATTCTTAAGTAATTGTTCTTTTTGGTCATCATCAAACTCATCAAAATGTTTATGCATTTTAACTGGTTCAGATTCCTCTATTTTTTTAAGCATTTTATCTGTTGCTTCAGTATGTGTCTTACAAGGCATATAAACTGTTTCTCCTCCAATTTCATGTTTATGACTACCAGCACATCCTATGTTTCTAGCCATTACTAATGCTTGATTTTCGTCTGCAAATACAGGTATACCATCTATTTCTGCTTGATCAGCAAAACCATATTTTTTATAAATGCGTTCTCTATCTGCTGCTGATTTAGTACCCCATTTCATTTCAGACATAATTACTTCTTTATTAGATTCCTCTAGTAAACCAGCTTGTCTTAATTTCTTTTCTGCCCAAGGTAATGCAGCAGGTCCTCCCCATAATAGATAAGATATATAACCACATGCATTATAATCGCTTCTTTTTATAGCTAAATCGTAATTATCTTTTTGACGTAATAAGAATGACCTCATACGTTTAATTGTTTGAATTGACACGTTCTCACCGTTAGCTAATTGCGTTGCTCTTCGTTTGCCGACAGCGGTACCACATTTATTTTTTATCGCTTTATTACGTTTAATTCCTTGTTCTGCTGCTTTACGAGCTGCTTGAGGATAATCTTTAAACGTTTTAGCAAAGTTTTGTTTGTTAAAAAATTGAAAATCTAATTCAATAGCTGGTTCTGCAACCAATGCTACTGCATCTATTCCTTCGAATATGTTTTCTTCATCAATGTCTAATTTTATTACTTTCATATTGTTATATTTTAACCGCCTATGGCTCTTCTTGTACTTAATTTAGCTTCTGCTTCTTGTGATGATGTTATATCCCCTGATATTACGTAAGCTTGTACTGCTGTATTGTCTACATTAGTTTCAGGGTTAGTTCCAATGTCTATATTTGCTGATGATATAGTTGGTGCTGAACTAGCTCCACGAGGTAATGTAGGCGCACCACCAACACTTCCTCCACCACTATCACTATTTTTAATTTGTGATATACTTTTAGCTGCTCCAGCAATTGAACCTGCGATACCTAAACCTGCTGATACAGTGTTAATAGTAACCCAAGGTTGACCAGCTGTAATTG